ATATATATAATAGATATATATATTATTTCTAAATAATTATTCTAATAATTGTTCTTCGGTTATTTCTACTTCTGGTAATAACCTGGACGCCATCCTTTCATCACTACTTAATTCTTTTTTAGTTTCTTTTGGTAAATTGGCAGGTTTTCCACTTCCAACCATTCTTTCAACGGTTGATTTTGACATTGGCATTACTTTTTTAGGTAATGCTTTAGCACCATCACCATGACCGTGTCCTACAATTCTTTTAATATCCATTTGACTATATGGTTCTTGTAAGGCAGCATCAAGCACATCAGCTTTTGTTAAAATTCCAGTATAGCATGATGTTTGGCCTTTTTCAGTTACCATTATACCTGAATTTACAGGAATTACTACAATTTCAGGTGTAAAATCTACTTCATTATAATTTTCTACTTCAATGTTAAACTGTAATTGAAAAGAACCTAAAGATCCTGGGGCATAAAATGGTTCTGTTATTTCAAGATGTTTGCCCATATCAAGCATTAAATATGATCCGATTGTGGCAATTTGGACACCATCACCACTATTTAAGAATGAATCTGTTCTATTAGAAAATAAAAGGGCTGTTGGTATGCCATCAACATGTGGTAAAGATTTAAAGTAAGCATTTAATGAATTTACACTACGACCAAGCATGCTATTAGCTACACCACTAAAACTTAACCAATCTTGATTACTGCCTGCTTCTTGGGACATATGAAATAATTGTTCCTGTGTGGCGTTCGCAAGGATACCAGCACGATTGTTAAATTGTATATTTATGTTCTTAATTGCTAATGCGACATCATTCCAAGGACAGTCTAAAGTTCCTGGTGTTACGCCTTCATTTAGTCCTACTTGATTTCTTTGTCTTACAAATATAATTAATTTATCAGGTATTTGGTTAAATGTATATGTTTGTGATGGAAGGGTGGCTACACCTGGTGTTAATGTAAAAGCATCTGGACCTAATGGTGATGCGGTTTGAACTGCCCTGGCTACTACACTGGCAGAACTTCCATTTGAACTTGTGAAACCATTTGATGATATGAATCTTGGAAATTCAAGTATCGGTAATACGTTGCGTAAAGGTTTTACATCTGTTCCGTGGGGGGTTATATATTTCATTTGTAATTCAGCACTTAATACAGATTGATAGACCCTTCTAATTTCACCCATTCCGTTCCTATAAAGATCCATAGGCGTAATGGTAGAAGACATCAGCACATCACCTACTGTTGCTGGGGTTGGAAATAAATTAATAGCAGGTGTAAGTATATCAATAGACGATCTTTGTCCATTTACTAAATAATTTACATAAGGGGCATATTTAATAGCACGTGATACATCACCATAATTACATACTATAGAAAAATTTTGTAAGCCATAAATCCCCATACGATTAGAAAGTGTTTTATTCCAGATAAAAGGGGGGGCAATTAATGGTTCTGTGCTGGTGTATTCAATACAGAAAAAAGTTGTTCCACCACGATCTACCTGACTTACATTTGCTGAATAACTATATTCACTTAATGTTCCGTTAGGATCAGTTGGGAAAGCTGTTAATGGTATTAATTTAGCAATAAAAGAACCATTTCCGACAAATTTATTACCCTGAACTAAATCATAGCTTGATAAATTACTACCATTTACAGATAAAACTTCATCATCACAAGATGCTATCCTATCAACACCTGAAGCTGTCATATTAGTTTTTTCCCAGTCAATAGCATCAGAACACCTTAATAATGCTGGTAATACGTCAGATGAATTAATAGTTAAAATATTGTTATTTAATTGGACTTGGATGGTAGAACATGTTCTTTGTGTTGGGAAAGCAGCCATTGAAATATTATTACCATAAATAATAGGACATTTATGGCCTATAATTGGACTTTTATCTGTAGCCAGTCTTCCTGAAGTAAGTGGTGGTGGGCCATATACTGGAATACCAAGTGCTGGTGTTGTTAATTCAAAAAAATATCGTGTTTCGGTCTGTATAAATACTTCACGGTCTAATACTGTTGATTCAGATGGAAAAGGAATTTGAAAATTTAAAGAATTGGCTGTTGTTGATATAGCAGGCATTCTAATGTTGGTAACGTTTTGACCGCCACGAAATACACCATAGTTTAAGCTATCAGTTGTATTTAAACGATCATCTATTATACTTACTTTCTTAAAGTCGTTTGACATAATATATATAATATAAATATATATTATTTCTTAATTAAATAGTTATTTTTTAAGTCTTCCTTCCATTCGTGAAGGTTCTGCCATACCAATTGAAGATTTAGCCCTTCCCATTGGAACTATGTGTTTGGGTAAGGCTTTAGAACTATCACCATGACCATGACCTACAATTCTTTTTACATTCATTTGACTATATGGTTCTTGTAAGGCAGCATCAAGAACATCAGATTTAGTTAAAATTCCAGTGTATGATGATGATTGGCCTTTTTCAGTTACCATGATACCTGAATTTACAGGGATTACTACAATTTCAGGTGTTAAACTTGCTAATCCTTCATCTGGAACAAATCCAGGTGGTGTTAAAAATGTGTAATTTTCTACTTGGACGTTGAATTGTAATTGAAATGAACCTAAAGACCCAGGGGCATAAAATGGTTCAACCAATTCAAGGTGTCTGCCCATATCTAACATTAAATATGATCCTGTTGTTTGGACTTGAACAGCTTGGGGCATAGCTTGACCTGGTGGGAATGAAACAGCAAATGGTCCAGTAGCTGATGTCCCTGCTGTTTGAATACCTGGGGACATAAAACTTCTTGATACTTGTGAATCAAATCTATCATTTACAGTATTTCCATAACCTTTAAAGCTGATCCAATCTTGATTACTGCCTGCTTCTTGGGACATATGAAATAATTGTTCCTGTGTGGCGTTCGACAAAATGCCCGCATGATTGTTCCACTGTATAGTGATGTTTTTAATTGGTAATACGAAATCATTCCAATAAGGTGAATTTCTAAAGGTTGCGTCAGGTCTTACGAAGATAATAAGCTTATCAGGCACTTGATTAAAGGTGTATGTTTGTGATGACAATGTAGTTGTTACAGGTGTGATTGTGCCTTGGACACCAGCGGTCTGTGTCCAAAGTCCAGTGCCAACTGAACTTTCAGAACTGGTTGCGAAATCTATTGCCCCAAGACCACTGGTAATGAATCTTGGAAATTCTAAAAGGGGTATTACGTTACGTAAAGGTCTTACATCTGTTCCATGTGGTGTAATATATTTTAATTGTAATTCAGCACTTAATACATTCTGGGATACTGGGGATAATACAGGAAATCTGTTTGTTGTTGATACTTGGGTGGGAAATGATAACCTGTTAAATGAAGGTGTTGTTCCAGCTGTTACTGTAGCTGGATTTAGTAATGTTCCTGATTGTCCTGTAGCACTGCCTTGAATGGGTGATACTTTAATAGATTTTCCAAAATTGCCGTAATTTCCAACAATGGAAATATTTTGTATGCCATATATACCCATTCTATTAGAAACTGTTCTATTCCATATGAAAGGTGGTGCTACTAATGGTTCAACTGATCTTACACGAACAATAAAATTTCTTGTTCCAGCTGCTATATAGGTATTATTAGGTGATAAATAATTAGGTGTAGTTCCAGATGAATACCATGTAGGTGAAGCACTATCAACAATAGCATATATTTCAGCATTAAATGAACCATTACCAATATTTTTATTACCTTGAACCATATCATAAGATGCCATATTACTGTTAATACCATTATTTACTTCAGATTGTGGTGATGCTAATCTATCTACAGATGAAGCACACATATTTTCTTTTTCCCAGCATAAATTATCAGAACATCTTAATAAAGCAGGTAAAACATCAGATGTATTTATGGTTAAAATATTGTTATTGATTTGAACTTGTATGGTATCTAAAGATCTTTGTGTGGGAAATGCCCCAACAGATACGTTATAACCGTAAATTAAAGGACATTGATATGATGTAGTGCCACTTGTAGATGGTGTAGAATTACCTGTTAAAGTAAAATATTGTGCTACACCTGCTAATGCTGATTCAAATTGTAAATAGTAATCAGTTGTGGTGTTTAAATATACTTCACGATCTAATACTGTTGATTCAGATGGGAAAGGTATAACAAAGTTTAAGGCTGAATTTGTTGCTGATATAGCGGGCATTCTTACGTTATTCACGTTCTGACCACCACGAAATACAGCATAGTTTAAACTGTCGGTTGTATTTAGACGATCATCAATTACGCTAACTTTCTTAAAGTCGTTTGACATAATATATATAATATATATATATATTATTTCTTAACTAAATAAATTTTTATTTACATTAATCTTTTAGACATGGAAGCGACTAATTCTTTTCCCTTATCCATACCTTTATCTGCTAAATGTCCGACTTTCTTTAATAAAGCATTACATACGGACATAGGTAAAGCACGACCAGAATCAAGATGTCCAGAACCTACAATACGTCTGACATCCATTTCATTTAAAGGTTCTTGTTGGCTGGCGTCTAATACATCTTGTTTGGTTAAGATACCAG